CCAAGTTTTTCCCAACCCTGTTGATCGTGCTCGATCTGTTCGCCGCTGCCGGATACGCCTGGCATGATGTGACCGACTGGCGAAAGATCATCTACTGGCTGTCGGCTGCGGTGTTGACCGCCTGCGTGACGTACTGAGGCCGACATGTCCGACGAACGCTTCAAAAACCAACTAGAAGCCCTGAAGTGGTTGCGCACAAAAGGCAAGATCAGTGCTGGCAAATTTTCCCAAGACTGCAGGTCAGGTGAATACGATCTTGGCATTGCCACTGACAAAACTTTAAGCAAGTTCAGGGTGGCGGAATATGCCGAAAAAATATTCGGAACCGGTAGAGCATTAACTCCTTCTTATGACCGAAGCGACAAAATGGCAGAACTTGAACTTCGGGAGCAGGAGTTAAAAGTTGAAAAAATGGAGCTGGCCAACCGCAAAGAAGACGCCAACTGGCTGCAAAAAGAAGATGCCTGGGCGCAAATGGCCGCCATCATCGGCACCCTGCGCGATAGCCTGCGGCACCAGTTCCATGTCGGCAGCCCCGCCGTAATCCATGCCGCCGGCGGCGATCCGGCCCGTGGGCCTGAAGTGTACGAACAGAACGAAGAACTGATCAGCCGCGCATTTAACGAAGTGGTCAACGCCGGGAAGCTGGAAGGCGTATTTGCGAAAGGGGAAGAGGAATAGGATGCAGCCCGCCCTGATCAACCATAGCATCCCCCTGCTGGATGCCTTCCCCGCCTCGCTGGCCGGTCGTGAGATCAACTTCGATCTGCCGCGCCAGCTGCGGCTGGTGATGCGCCACCCCGAAAAGATCAAGGTTTCGGAGTGGGCCGCCCAATACCGCGTGGTGTCCGATGGCGCCCACGAAGGCCCGTGGCGGCACGAATACGCCCCACACACCGTCAAGGTCATGGATACCTTCGGTTTGCCCTGGGTGCGGGAAGTCTGGTTTTGCGGGGTGGAGCAATCCGGAAAAACCAACACCATGATCAACTGCATCGGCTGGGCCATCGATTGCGATCCCGGCGGCATCTTCTACCTGATGCCCACCGAAGATACCGCCGCCAAGGTCACCAGCGGCAAGCTGCGCCCTACCCTGCAAAAGTCGCCCCGGCTGGCCCGCTACCTCTCCACCAAAGAGGCCGACACCACCCTGGCCCGCATCAACCTCACCCACGGGGTCACCATCTGGCCGGCCCACGCCAACAGCGCAAGCAGCATGGCCACCTGGACAGCCAAACACTGCTTTGGTGATGAGGTCGATAAATACCCGGCCCAGGTGGGCAAAGAAGCCGATCCGATCACCCTGATCAAAAAGCGGAACCGCAACTACAAGGGCCGCTACAAGCGGTTTTTCTCCAGCACCCCGGCGGGCCTATTCATCTACAAAGGCGTGCAAAACTGTCATCAAGTGTGGGAATACCGCCTCAAATGCCCCCACTGCGAAGAATACATCAAACTCGATGCCGATCACCTGGTGATCCCCGAACAGGCCACCCCCGAACAGATCGAGCGTGAGGGGTGCGGCTATGCCTGCAACGAATGCGGAACTGTCTGGGATGACCAAACCCGTGAACACGCCATCAGGCTGGGGCACTGGTACTGCGTACAGGGTGCCGACAACCCCCGGCCCCACAAAGTCGGCTTCCATCACCGCGCCTGGGAATGCCTCGATATCACCCTGGCCGAAATCGGCGCCGCCTGGCTGCGGGCAAAACAGGGCGATCACTCCGCAAAGGTGGCCTGGGCCAACGGCTACGAGGCGATTGATTACGAGGCGGAAAAGGCTGGCACGCTCAGCACCGATCATCTGCTGCGCTTCAAATCAGAGTTGCCGCGCAACCTGGTGCCGCCTGATACGGCCCGGCTGTGGCTGCTGGTGGATACGCAGCAGAGCAGTTTCTATTATCAGCTGTGGGCTGCCGGTTTTGCTCCGGATGTGAACCTGCACATGGTCCGTCATGGCATTGTGGAGAGTTTTGCCGATCTGGAAGGTTTGCTTGATGCCACCTGGCGTGATGCTGATGGCAAGGAGTATCGGATAACGAACGGGCTGATTGATTCTGGGGGTACGCGCAAGGGCTGGCAGAAGCACAGCCGGACGGTTGAGGTGTACGACTGGTGCAGCCGCAACCGGGTAGTTATGCCCCACAAGGGTATGCACGGCCGCACCGGAGATTTGATCAGCTATAAGGATGTGGCCACTTTCCCTGGAACCAACAAGAAGATACCGGGTGGATTGAAGCGCGCCAACCTGCGGGTTGATATCTTTAAGGATGAGCTGGAGCGTCGCCTGGCGATGGAGCCTGATGATACTGGTGCCCTTTCGTTCCACTGCGATATTGATGAGCAGTTTTCCAAGCACTACACCACCGAGATCAAGGACGAGCATGGCGACTGGCAGCATTATAAAAGCAAGGGGCGCAACGATTACTGGGACTGCACGGTGTATGCCCTGGCCCTGCGCGAAATGCTGAAGCTACGGATGCCACGCAAAGAACAACCGGCCACAACAGGCCGCAGAATTTTCAGCAAGGGGGTGGGACAATGACCGTACCAGGACGAGAGCGTATTACCCGGCAGGAGATAGAGATGTATAAGCGCGAGGTGCTGGAACAGTCGGTGCTTGTGACGCTTGACGATGCAGCAGCAATTCTTGCGGTAAGCCCCCGAACAGTGCGTAGGCGCGTGGAAGAAGGACTGCTGGCGACCTATAGCGACACCAGCGACCGGGAAAATACCCGCTTTCTAGCATCTGAACTGCGAGAGTATGTGCGCCGGATGCGCACGATACACCGCGACCGCTGACCACAACATACAGAGCACACAACCCAACAGCTACACAATATATTGTGACAACAACGGACATTAACGGACAACAGCACCCTATTATTAGCACAAAAAATACCCCACCATAACGGCCATGCTCCACCAAAGGAGAGTCCATGGCCGGTATTACCATCGAAATAGCTGAGGCACGACTGCAGCACTGGTTGGATATTGAGACCAGAATGAACCATGTGAAGGTCTCGCAGGGTTCAGATCAGCAGCGCCTGGAGCATTTCGACCCAGAGCAGGTCCAGAAGCAGATCGTGTTCTGGTCTGACCGTGTTGCCCGCCTTTCCCGTACCGGCCTGCGCACCATGCAGGTGATCCCCACATGAGCCGCCTTGCCACTGAAATAAAGGTGGGGGGCAAAACCTACCCCGTACCCGTTACCCTGGCCGATCAGGTAGTCAATTTCTTCTCTCCCACCCTGGGCGCCGAGCGTTTTCAGGCGCGAGCTCGCATGGCGCTGTCTGGCGGTTATACCGGAGCCGATCGCATGCGCCGGGCCAATCAATCTGGCTGGGTGCGCGAGATGGATGCCGACAGTGCGGTGCTGCACGACCTGCCAGCCCTGCGCGAAGAGTCGCAACATCAGATCCGGAACTCGGCCATTGCCGGCGGCGCGGTGCGTACCAATGTGACTAAGGTGGTGGGCAGCGGACTGAAGGTGAAGAGCCAGATCAACCGCGAGGTACTGAACTTAAGCGAAGAGCAGGCCGACGCATGGGAACGTGCCGCAGAGCGTGAATTTCGCCTTGCCACCGAGAGCCGCGAGATTGATGCCGAGCGCCAGATGCCGTTTTCGCTATTGCAAGGGCTGGCATTTTTTAAGGTGCTTGAGGACGGCGACGTGTTTGTGAGCATGCCGAGATTTAAGCGGCCAGGATCGCCATACACACTAAAGCTGCAGATGATTGAGGGCGCTCGGGTCTGCAACGAGGGCCTGCAGCAAGACAGCATCACCCTGGCGGGCGGCGTGCGCAAGGACGGATATGGAGCCCCGGTTGAATATCATGTGCTGAATCAGCACCCTGGTAACTTCAGGCTGTTTGACCGTAGCAAGGCCAGCTGGACGGTGTTGCCTGCCTTTGGGAAGAGCGGAGCGCCACTGGTGCTGCATCTGTTCGACAAGACCCGACCCGGACAGACACGCGGGGTGCCGTACCTGGCACCGGTGATCGAGCTGATTAAACAACTGGGCCGCTACACTGACGCCGAGGTGATGGCAGCGGTGGTGTCTGGAATGCTGACGGTGTTCGTGACCAATGAAAACGGCGATCCAACCGTCGGAACACCAGCCATAGAGAGTGATCCAACCGATACCACAGGCCTCGAGCTAGGCTATGGCAGCGTGATCGGCCTAATGCCTGGCGAAAAAATCAGCACAGTGACACCAGGCAGGCCGAGCACTGCCTTCGACCCGTTCGTGCAGGCCGTGCTGCGACAGATTGGCGTGGCACTTGAGCTGCCGTTCGAGCTGCTGATCAAACATTTCACCGCCTCATACAGCGCTGCACGAGCGGCCCTCGAGGAGGCCTGGGACTATTTCAGCCGCCGGCGTCATTGGTTGGCAACATCCCTTTGCCAGCCTGTCTATGAGGCGGTGATTACTGAAGCCGTGGCCACTGGCCGACTGCATGCGCCAGGATTTTTCAGCGACCCTATGGTTCGCGTGGCGTGGCTTGGCAGCGAGTGGTCGGGAGATGCCCCCAGCCAGCTTGATCCGCTGAAAGAGATCAACGCTGCAGCGGCGCGGGTGAATCTGCGCATCAGCACCAGGGCCGAGGAGTGCAGCAGGCTAACCGGTGGAGATTGGGAGGCCAAGCTGCCGCAGATGATTAAGGAGCAGAGGTTGTTGGAAGAGAGCAGCCTACTGACCGATATTACCCAGCCGGTGCAGCCGGTGGGGTACGTGAGCGAGGTGGAACCATGAAACAGATATCTATTAGCGGCGTGATCGGATGGGATGCGACCGCAGCCGATCTGCGCAAAGAGCTACAGGCAGCCAACGGAGATGCTGTTGAGCTGGTTATTTCGAGCCCCGGCGGCCTGGTGTCAGAAGGTCTCGAGATGTTCAACATGATCCGGAACTACCCTGGCCAGACTACGGCACGGCTGTCCGGCTATGCCATGAGTATGGCATCGTATATCCCGCTGGCGGCCAAGCGGATCGTGGCTGAAGATAACGCCATATATATGATTCACAACGTGCGCGGCGGTGTATTCGGTGACCATAACGACATCCTGAACTACGGAGCAACCACCAAGGGTATGTCGCGGCTGATTGCCAAGGCATACGCCACCCGTACCGGAAAGGCGCTTGATGAAGTTGAAAAGATGATGGACGCAGAGACTTATTTCTTCGGTGACGAGATGACTGACCACGGGTTTGTGGATGAGATCATCACCACCGATTCGGAAAAAGATATTGAAACCGCCAAAGCCACGGCGTGTGTAGCACTACAGGAATGCACCAGCCGTATGGCATCAGACATCATTGCTGTCAAAAACGATCTTGCCGCTGCAGCCGTCATGATCGGCAGCATGGCAGCTCAACCATACAGCACCAGCGCAGCTTCCCAATCAAAGGAGACCACTATTATGACTATCGAAGAGCTTAAAGGCAGTAACCATGATTTGTACCAGGCGGTGCTTGATGAGGGCAAGGCGGTAGGCGCCCAGGCAGAGCGTGACCGCATCGCCGAAGTGCGCGCTCTAGCCACCCCCGGCCACGAGGCCCTGGTGGAGCAGATGGCGTTTGACGGCAAAAGCACCGGCGCTGATGTGGCGCTGGCTATTGTGGCAGCCGAGAAGGCGCTGCGAGCAGCAGCCGAAAAATTAATTATCGATGAGGCCCCGCCCGTAGTCCCCCCGGCAGATTCAGGCGACTCCGCGCAGGCTATTACCCGTGCACAGTTCCAGGCGCTGTCCCCGTATGACCGCGCTGCTTACGCCAAATCAGGCAAAAAAATCGTTGAATAACGACTCAACACCATAAGGAGACCACGAACATGTCAAACACGCTTACTAATCTGATCCCCGATCTGTACAACGCCGCTGATACAATCAGCCGCGAGCTGACCGGATTTATCCCATCGGTGTATCTGAATTCGACCGCCGATCAGGCCGCCGTCAATCAGTCTATCGTGTACCCGGTTGTCGGTGCGAACACTGCCGGCGACATCGCCGCCGCAGCCACCGGTCCCGACCCGGCTGACCGCGTTACCGGCAACAGCAGTATGTCCATTACCAAGGCCCGCAGCGTTACCTTTTACCGCACCGGCGAAGAGACCATGGGCCTGGGTTCGCTGGGCAAAACCCTGCTGCAGCTTGAGTTTGAGCAGGCCATGCGTACTCTGGTGAACGAAGTTGAGGCCGATCTGGCAGCTCTGCACCTTGGCGCAAGCCGCGCCTATGCAGCGCACGCAACCACCCCTGCGGCCCTATTTGCCTCCAACCTTGGCGAAGTGGCCCAGGTCCGCAAGATTCTAGCCGACAACGGTGCACCGACGAGCGATATGCAGCTGGTTATGAACACCACTGCCGGAGCCGCCCTGCGCACACTGGCCAACCTGTCCAGCACTAACGCTGCCGGTATCCCCGGCATGATCAACCAGGGTGTGCTGATTGACATCCACGGCATGAAGTTGCGGGAGTCGGCCCAAGTGAAGTCGGTGTCCACTGTCGGAACCAACACTGGACCCTATGTTGCCAACGGCGCACACGCTGCTGGCGCAACCACCATCACCCTAAAGACCGGCACCGGCACCATCCTGGCTGGGGATATCATCACCTTCGGCACCAACACTGCCGACAAGTACGTGGTGGTGACCGGCTGCGCAGCCGCCGGTGACATCGTGATAGCTGCCCCTGGCCTGCGCTCGGCCATTTCCGACGGAGCTGCCGTTGCCGTGGTTGGGGCTTGTGCCCGCAATATGGCCTTTGATCGTAATGCCATCCACCTGCTGACCCGCGTACCGGCCATGCCGGAAGGTGGCGACGCTGCCGATGACGTGATGAACCTGACCGACCCACAGAGCGGCATTACCTTCCAGGTGGCTATGTACCGGCAGCGCCGCCGGATTGCCTACGAAGTGGGTCTGGCCTGGGGTGTCAAGGCAGTCAAGACCGCCCACATCGGCCTGCTGCTCGGCCAGTAATTCTGAACAATGAAGCCGGGGAGGAAGCTCCCCGGCTCGGAGGATACCATGGCTAAAAACAAGAACGAAGTGGACGCTGAACAGGTTGAGCTGATTTCAATGACCAAGGACGGTGAGCAGATTGAGGTTTGTGCCGCCCAGGTCACACAGCACGAAGCGCTAGGCTGGCAGATTGCCGCTGCGTTGACGGACTCTGAGGTGGCATAGGTGGCATACGCTACCCTTGCAGATATGCTGACCTATGTCAGCGAATCGGAGCTGATCGCACTGACCGATGAAACAGACACCGCCGTCAACGCTACGTTGCTGGCGGCGGTACTGGAAGACTCAACCGCCGAGATCAACGGTCACCTGCCCGCCGGGTCAATCGTCGCCAATACCGGCATGATGCGCCGCATGACCTGCCTGCTCACCTTGTATCACCTGTACGCCCGGCGTGGCGGCGTCCCGTCAAACGACATGCGGGTTGAACAGTTCAAGGAAGCACAGTTCTTTTTAACCAAGCTCGCCCAAGGGGTGGTGCGGCCATGATTGGCATTCAGGCTGTTGAGCGGGCATTGATCGATCGGCTGCGGGCTGTCGCATTGCCTTACGAGGTGATGCCATACCCGGAGAGATCAAGCGAATACCGCTTCACTCACCCCCACGGCGCAGTGCTGGTAAGGTTTCGTAAAGGTAGCTTTGACGGACCCCGCCCGATTGACAGCGTAGTTCAGGATGTGACGCTGCAGTTTGATTGCGCGGTGCTGGGCAGGGCGCTGCGGGGTACACGCGGCGCATATACGGTCGCGGATCAGGTGCGCAACGCACTGTCAGGCCAGAAGATCGAATCAGCGCCTATCTACACCGTTTCCGAAGAATTTCTTGACGAAGAAGATGGCGTGTGGAGCTTTTCGTTGGTGTATGCCGTCCCGCTAACCCATGTGCAGCTGCTGGCAGAAGAAACCCTGCCAACCCTCCACCGCCTCACCATGCAGGACAACCTTGGCAGCACAGAGGAGATACCATGAAAGAGTACACCTACAGCGGGCCGCTTTCCGGCGTAAGCCTGAAGGGACATGGCGACATCATGCTGCATCCCGGCGGCACGGTGGAGCTGCCCGAAGATCACGAATATACCGCCCGGCTGGTGCGTAAAGGCTGGCTGAAGGCCACCGATACGCCACCGAAGGTCAACCGTTCCAAGAAAAAGATAGAGGAGGATGAAAACCATGGCAGCTAACTTCCTGCATGGCGTTGAAACCATCGTCATTGAAAAAGGCCCGCGTCCGATTACCGGTGTCAAGACCGCTGTTATCGGCCT